TTAAGACGGATATACTCGGTCACTACCTTTGCATTATTGATTAGTCCTTTGTACGTCTGATAGTTATTTGCAATTAAGGTAGTCCATTCTAGCCCCTTGAATATTCCCTTCGTGCCATCAAGCAATAATATCCGGGGATTTGTTTTGTTATACTCCAACTCTCCTTCCTCGTTATAAGAATAAAGAGGAATATAAGCAACGCCTCCTTTTGTACTGCAGGCGGAGAAAGGCAAAGTGATGGCATCACGTTCGTACTCAATCGTGGCATCATCAACCTGGATATTTCCGTCATAGTTTCCCATGACATTATCATCTTCTTTATACCGGAGCCAGTTGTTTTGAGCAATGTTATCAAGGGTGTACTGTAAGTTTCTTGGCGTTACGCTATTATAAGCCATTATCACACGATTCGTCCAGTCTACAGCTTTAGATTTGTTTGCAGACAGATTATCAAAGGGAATAAACTTGATCCCGTTCTCGCCATCCGGTAAAGCAAACAAACCAACCATTGAGGCAACGGCTTTGATGAAGTCTATTTGCTTGATGTCCGGAAGATTGGGAACTAAGGGGAATTTCTCACCAAAAGATATTTCATTACGATCATACACCGTTAAAGACAATACGCTACTACTTGCTCCTGTAGCAATGGCTTTTATAGTAAAATGCATAAATTCGTCAGATTCAATAGATACTAGATCGTCAAAATTGAAAAGTAATCTAACGTTAGGAGCCTCAATATATGCAGCATAGTTTTTTCTTTCTATAGTAGATACGCTAGATATATTACCAGAAGAATCAGACTGTGACACTCTCAAATTCAAATACTGGTTATTTACGTCCATCCCAGAATTGTATTGAACCAACATTTCAATAATTCCTTTAACTTTCAATGTGATAGGATATTTGGTATACAATCTATCTCCATAAGGACCACCAACACTTGCATACTGTTGGGTACTATCTCCTATATAGTTTAACTTTAGATAAGAAAAAGTGCTTTCTACTATCACATATCCAACCATTTTCAAAGAAGATGGGAAAGCATCGTTTATCTTTTGTGAATCATTCCTTGTCAAAAGAGGAATAATCATTTTGTTTATAACAGTAAGCTTGTCAGACGGGAAATTAAACGTTACTCCGCTTTCTTCTTGAATTTTTTCTAAGATCCATTTAACAGTAATTACCGGATGATACCACACGTTCGAATCACCGGAATTAAATCCGTAATTAATCAAGGGAAATTGGGCAGAATTACTTCCTTTATTGTTCCATACCACCCAATCTGTTCCCTCTTCTGTACCATATTCCAAATCTGTCAATTTCTTATCACTACTTACTATTTCCGCAAAATTAGTTACATTTCCCCAAGACAAAGCAGTTTCGATATATTCAGACACAGATAATAATACAACATTCGCATCTTTCACAATTATTATTCCATTCCGTAAAACATTCCCTACATGCTTAAGATATGGGAATTTAGTAGTTGAACTGGGAAGATGTGCGCACTCAATCAAAGCCAGATTCTTTGCCGTTTTAGGAAGTTTTATCGTATAACTGTTATTGCTCACGATCTTACTAATATCAGTGAGTAGATTGCTTTTATAGTTCAGGCTAATATCAGTATCTCCGACATCGACCTTATCACCATTAATATATAATTCGTCTCTTATCATAGCATCTGTGTAATAGTTTCCGGCATAGTTATTTGAATTTCAAAGTCTTGAAGGTCTGCTCCATTATCTGTAAATGATCCGACCACAATATTAACCGGTATCCAGTTTTCATCAATATACATATCAACAATGGGAGAAGAATGAATAGAAGATAACATATTGAATGTTTCTCGTTCTACGAGCGTAGCACAAGCCTTTCGTGTCGTTTGATATGTTTTGCCTTGATAACGGCTCATTCCATTGTAAACGTATTTTATATTGCTATAATCAACGTTTAATTGCTCCCCTTCATTGGAAGATTGTCCGGTCAAGTCCCCCTCTTGGAAAAGCCAATACTGAAGGAATCCGTGACGGTCTAACCAACGAAGATATATTCCTTTATCACAATCATTAAACAATACTTTGATAAGAACAGCATCATCAGGAAGAGGTTTAAACGTCCGATCAAAAGTGTATTGAAATGTGCTGGGAGCCTCTGGGGTATTAAGTATCTTAATCATGCCGAATTCCTTTGCCTCCTTGAATAATTCGGAGAAATCTTTGTATAATAACCCTGTTTTTTCAACTTCAACAGAGGTATATTCTTCCGCATCATATCTTACATTTATTTCTCCATTGCTGTAAATGGAAATAGTAGAAGGGAAGTTTCTAAACATAGTAACCGTCCTTGAAGGGTTAAATACCTCCCCTATATTCATAGCTCCCCAAATCACATTTATATAAAATTCAAATGTCGGACCATCAATATCAATTTGAATATGAATGCTTCTTGAGTTAGGTATAGTTGTGTAATCAAATCTAAGTAGCGATCTTAGATATTCTGAAATGTCGATAGATACTTTGCCTGATATAGGCTCCCTCATGTCTGAATAGTCTCCAACATAAAATATAACAGAACCGGTCAAATTATCTATCGTTATAATCTGCGGATTAAAAGCAAAACAAGTTTCATCCGGATATGTTATCGTATGTCCATTAAACTCCTCTGTTCTCATTGCTATTTAAATTTATATGTTTAATATCTCTTTCGAATATGCCGAAAACTTTCTCCATGACAGACTGAATTGTGCGTTCAATTTCTTTTGAGTAAATATCATCTCTACCTCCGTCTCTATAAAGTTGCGTGCCCTCTCTTGCAATCTTTCTCGCAATGAAATAAGCGAAAGTTTTAGGTTTCTCTACCCTTATCCCTTTAGCCTCTATCCAGTCAAGGATTATTTTATAGAATCCTTTAGGAACTCTTCCCGGCCTTCTTCCGGTTTCTAAGGTCCCAAAAGCTTTCCTTCCCCAAAGAATACCGCTGTTTTCTGTTATTTCAACCCGTAAGCTTGCAATAGTTTTTCCGCTAGCTTTTTGCCTCGCTCTTATATGATTGTCGATTATCCTTTGGCGGAGATCGGTTAACTCATATTTTATAATTCCTAATGCTTCATCCTTCCCTGCCATAAAGAGAATCCCTTATCTTTTGAATATTTCACCTATAGCCTTACCGTAACAAAGCAAAAGGCCTTGTCTTTCCTTCAACTGCAGTTCTATTGCAACAATAGCCACATTAGAATCCAACCCGTCATAGGTAGTAGAATAGTAGATATCTCCTTCTATGTACTCAAATAATCCACTTTCATTCAAACGAAGTATAAACTCCTTAGCATAGCTTTTGCAAAGCTCTACTTTCTGATCTGCTTCTGTTCCGTCAAAATCAAAATCTATCTTATCCATGAAAGCAATCAAGCAATTTGGATAATCTTTTAATTGATTTTTGTTCAGATTAAAGCGTCCGGAAACAGGGAGTACATTTACCACTGCTGGAAAAGGAAGCTTATCTAACCTCAAATTGGCGGTTTGCCAATTATCAAAGACGTAGGTCAATCCCTCCATCTTATCAACTACGCTTTTTATCTTTTGCTCTACTGTTGTCATACTATCGTTTTGCTTTTAATTTACTCTCATATTCTATAATTTTACTCTCCTTTATTTTGCATAGCGCTATTTTTTTCTCCATATCAAAACATTTATAAATTCTTATCCATGGGACATCCTCTACATCATCATGATTGCTTATACCCATCATTTGAGCATATCGATGGATAATTCCAAAAGCACCAAATCTTAAATCCCCATACCCGGCTTTTTTTTGAATAGGAGTTAACTCAATACTTGTAGAAGCAAATAACTTACTGATATACTCTACTTCCGTTATCACCCACATTGAGAAACCAAGAACTAACTCTGCCTTTGATTTCAAAATCTCTTTCTCTTTCATACCAAGGATAGTCTTACAAGGAATCAACGCAACGTCTTTAGAATCTCCCATAGATTGAAGCATTATCAACTGTCCCATGGTTATATCATTCAAATCAGAAGGAGTGCGCTTATTCCCGATAAATTCCGGCTTCGGAAGTTCCTCTATCTGCTTTCTCAATTCTTCCTGATCTCGGCAAACATCGCTCTTTATTAAAAATTCTTTTACTGTCATATCTGTCCTAATCTTGCTTTTGGTCTTTGTGGTATAGGTTTAATTCGAAAAAACATTGCCATTATCAACATATCCAAATAATCAGGAGAACGACCTAATATCTCCTTCATTTTATCTTTGCTGATAATACCCTTCTTTCTAGTATCAGCGTCTATATGATCCTGTTTTAATACGCCTAATTCTTCCGTTATATGCTCTTTTTGATGTTCGGAACACACAACCCTTAAACTCCGAGAATTAATCAATTCTGCAAGCTTAAAAGCGCATTCTGATTTAAGATTATCATATTCTGGGTTTATTGGCCTACTACCTCCGTGAAACTCTTTGATTCCTGTCAAGTAACTTTCTAGGTAGGCTCCTAATCCGTCAGAGTCTACAATCGTCATACTACGAGGAATTTTGCACTCTATCATCATATTTTTTAGATCGGTCTCAATCATCTTTCCTGGACTGAAATCTTTATCTATTCGGATAGTACAAACATTTCCGATCCAATGCCCGGCCACAAATCTATCACGCCCCTTCATTGCAAGGTCAGCAGAAGCGGAAGAGATGCCGACGGCTTTAACATGGTCGTTTAAAAATAAGTCGCATATAGCATCGTATTCGCATAGTACGGCTGGATCACTATCATATTCCCAGTTTCCATAAAGCAAACGCTCTTTTGTTACTTTGTCTTTTGTGTTCCGTAAAGATTCAAGATAATCATCTGTTGCGTATGGATTATCCTGAACTAATGCGGGGATGAAAGCATAAGGAGAATATAATTTTTCTTCTTTCCATGGTTTATAAAAGTCTCTATAAAGCCAATTCTTTTTAGGATTACATGTTATTAATATTTTCCCCTGTATATTATAAACATCATTTAAATGTCTCCCTATGCGAGTTTTAAGGACTTCAAAAGCGAGGTAATGAACTTGCCCAGCCTCTTCTATCCAACCTCCAGTAAACTCTTTAGATCCTAATCTTTCGTACATTGGATCTTTAACCGGATAATATGTCAGATCAAGGAAGATTATTTCTGAACCATTATAAAATGATATTCCATCATCCGTATTGGTAAATGATGTGAAGCCATGCCACTTTGCAACTTTATCAAATGTGACAGTAATTGATTGGCGGCTATCTTTTAAATTATTTCTTCCCGCAAACCAACGTGTGCCGGGTAAGTAATAAGCGCATTGCATTAACCATTCACAGCCCAGCCAAGACTTACCACCTCCACCGGCTCCACCATACAACAAAAATTTCGTTTCATTATCACGAAGATAATTGTACGCTAACCTTTGCTTTATGTTGACTTTACTATCAATCATTTTTCTTAGCCTACTTCAGGAGTATATGGTAAAAAGTTGAATCCCTTAAACTCTTTGCCTGCATTAGTATGATCTATTTCTTGCTTGTCCGCCAATCCATTAATGCGAGAGACAATATTAGCATTAAACGCTCCGACAATAGCACCTTCTAGCTGTTGAGACTTGATTATGTTTTCTACACGTGTAATGACCCCAAAAAAATCTTCATGTCCAGCTTTCTTAAATTCTCTCCAATATTCCTCACTAACATCTAAATAGGAGCATAATCCTGTTAGAGTATAGGGGCATTGAGTAGGAGATTCCTCCTTTTCTTTATTTTTACCCTTTGTTTTATCTTTTACTACTTTCCAAGGGTGCTTATCACAATAAGCGAAATATTCACAAGCCGCTTCCCACAATAAATCAGGAGTAGCAAACAACTTGTCACGTCCATGTTTACTTCTTAACTTCCAAAATTGGTTTCCTTTAGGTGCAGCACACATCTTTTCTTAATTTTATCCATTTCACAAACTAAAAATACCGAATAAATCCCTAATAGGGCTTATAGTAGCACACAAAACTATTGAAGTAACTATTTCAGTAACCTACCAGCTTCCTTCATACATTCCGCCAGTAGGTTGCTGTCTTCTTGGTTCATAACTTCGCTTATTGGCATGGCTATTCCTCCCTTAGTCAAATAACACAAACTCGTAAGCAAATACAAACGGATTACTTTCCCATGTGCCTTTTCCGGAAACTTTGTTTATCAAAACTTCAAAAGCATTACGAGGTGTACAATATGGTTGTTTTTCTTTAGGTACATAATAAGCGTCCATAAAGTGAGTGGATTCAGAGCCGCATTTTCCTTTTATAATCCCCTCTTTCAAGCAATCTTCATCGCTAATATTCTGTAGGCGTTCAACCTTGATCCCGGTAATTTTGATATGGTGGGGCATTAGGTCGGCTTTCACAAACATTTTATTAGTCCAACCGGACGTGTTCATTAAATCACCACTAAAATATTTCCATCTTCTTATATCCTGAAAACTAACCAAGTCTAAGTCATCTACTATCTGACCATGTATACTTGTTTTTCTATATAACGCAGCATTATAATAATTATCAATATTTTTATAACTTTGCGCAATGGCAACAACTTCACCAATCTCGTATCTTGGTTTAACAAGGTGATATAGTAAATCCAATTCATTATATACTGCATAAACATGTCCGTTAAACACATAATTAGGATTAACCACTTTCTTCTCCCACTTTTCAAGTGGACGAAAACGAATAATAGGGAATCTAACACATTCGTCAATTTCTATAATTCTTCTCGTCATAGTCTTTCGACCATCCAATACGGCTTGGGTTAAGCCAAATTTATCATTGAACATTATTTTTTTCATGATTATTCCTCCCATTCTACTCTAACTGTAGTTATGTATGTAACACCTTGGCTATTAACTTTCATACGCATGGCTTCTTCTTTTGATTTGTGAACCACTCCAATACATCTTTCTTTCAATGCTTCATATATATTTATCCATCCTTCTTTCTTTATTCCCACCATGCATAAATCTTTTGGATGGTCTTTTTCTCCATCAAAAAAATTCCCCTCTTTATCATAACAGACAGGATATTCATCGCTATTGTCAGAGTCTTTAATTAGGGCAACAAGAGGAAATCTTTTGTTATTTGCGTCAAAACATACAATTCTAGCTTTAGATCCGTTTCTTGTGCATATAGATGCACCTGCTTTTGCTTTTTCTAAATCAAATGGTTTCATAATTTTATTAGTTTTAATGATTCTTGTATTCCAACTTCCAATGCTTCTTCATAGGTGTCCCACTGACCGCCATCATTAGTACCTTTAAATATCCCATCGGTTATATGAGTGCCATTGTCAGCCTTGCATATATCATAGCCATAACCGCAAGCGTCTCTAATGATGGAAATATGTAGGTTCTTCGTTTCACGTAGCCACTTTTGAGCGGTAGACTGATTAGGTGCGGCTATTAAATATATGGCTAACTTACATTTTAAACATGTTTTTAAAGCATCGCATTCAAAGAATTCCTCACATAAATTTGGAACAGGTAATGAATTATAAGAGCTTGGAATTCTATTACCATCATTGTATAACATTCCATTATTCTGATAAGCGTATAATGTTCTTTCATCAAAGCCTTTTTCTTTCAGTAAATACGCTGTTTCTAATGTTATAAGTTGTTCTTCCATAATTATCACTCCTTACTTTCCAAATATTCTATTAAACTTTTCTTGTCTCTAAAAAGTATTTTATCCCAAAGTGGATAATTGTTTCTTGGTACACTTAAACCGTCAGAGAGCTTGTATACCATAAAAAAACTACGATCTGTATAGGATATTTCAATAGTTATTTTGCTTACAGTGGAATAACAGATATTGTCTCCACTTAGATAGCAAACATTATCGCCTACATTAAACTCTGTATCTATTTTCATAATTATTCTTCTTTTCCTAATATTTGCTGAAATGGATCAAAACTCTCATTTACTCGTTGTATGCCATCTATAGAATCTTTCATATTTGTACACTGTAAACAACTCAAAGCGTTTGCAATTCTAAATATAGGATTTGCCATACGAATATCAGTAAGAGTATCAATCAACTCTTCTTTACTTAGTTGTTTCAACTGCTCCTTGATTATATTCCGCATTTCTTCTTCAGTCATTGCTATTTTCCTTTCTTTAGTTCTTCACAATGCAACTTATAAGCATAGGCAAACATCTTCAAAGTAACAGGCTCAAAGTGAAAGTCTGCCTGCTTGCCCTCTACCACAACAGAGACACACAAATCTCCATCACAAAAATCAATATATGCCACAGCATCATCATTTCCCTTGATAGAAATGGTCTGTGTCTGTACGCTATCCATGTTCAATCTCCTTTCTCTTTAATCCGTTCTAGTACATCTCTGTTGGCTTCCAGTATTTCATCGAAAGATGGTATTGGCATCCACGCAAGTACTTCACTAGAACCAAACACCATTCTTTTTTCGCCAATATAGAAAAGTTCTTGAATTTGCATTTCACCTTCATATTCATAAAGAACTAAAACTTTTCCCTCATAGTCCGGCAACCGTTCCTCAACATTTATCCAAAGGGATTGCTTTGCCTGCCATTTTGCACCAGCGATAAAATCATCCTGTGTTTCTCTATACAAAATTCCTCTGTCAGCAGTATCATATATCTCGTCAGCGTATTTTCTTGCTGCTTCTTTTAATGTCTGTTTCATACTTTATTTGTTTTTAAGTTCCTCTAATATTTTATTTCTCCTGATAATACCATACGATAATGCGGAAGGATTATCTGAAAATTCTTTTTAACCCTACGTTCACGGCATCCCTCTTGGCTTCATCAGACGGGTGAACATATACATTAAGAGTAGTGCTTATATCCGAATGTCCCAAAATCGTAGAAACAGTCTTGATATCAACCTTATTCTCAATAAGTGTGCTGGCGAAGGTGTGCCGGAGACCATGAAACTTAATACAATGATCCAATTTAACTTTATCTAAAATAAAAGTTTGGTAATATACACGCAAGCTTCTAGGCTCGATAAACTTTTCGTCACAAGTACATACATAGTAATCAGGATTGCAGACAGCGGAGAACCTTTTGACTACAGGAAGAATATCTTTAAGGATAGGTATATATCTATCCGAAGACGTTGTTTTCGGAGATCCAATCTCTACCTTAGTCTTTTTCCTTGCAGTACCGATATTGTCAGGAATGTATATACGCTCCATTGTTTTGTTTACATGGATCGTCTTATTATCCAAATCAATATCTTTCCATTGAAGTGCACAAACCTCACCTATCCTCATCCCGGTACAAATGGTAAGAAGCACTCCGAGATTGCGAGGAGAAGGATTGGATATTACATAGTCCACTATTTTCTTGTATTCATCCGGTGTATATCTTTCTAATTTAGGTGCAGCTATTTTATTTTTAGTAGGCCAGACTATTTTCCAAGACGTGTCCGGAACAATAATATCCAGTTCGTCGGATGCAAAACGGATAAGCATCTTCAAGACAATAAGTATATCAGAACAATATTTTTTTGATTTGCTACCTGAATCAAGAAGTTCATAAATGAACGACATCACTACCTTCTTATTCAATGTTTCTACATCTTCATTACCGAATTTAGGCTTTATTACATTGATAAATATCAATTGATAACAGGATAGTGTAGATTCTTTAACCTGTCGTTTCTTGATAGGCAACCATTCGGCATAAACATCAGTCAATTTCATTTTTTTTGTATTATTTCGTCATTAGCATTAGCTTTAATTATCTCCGAAAAAGCAAGAGTGTCATCCTGTCGATTGAGAAGAATATATTTTTGTTTTACTTCCTTCGTCAAAACATCACCATGATAAACATATCCCATCATACCACGAATTGACAAGTTAAGGAGCAGAATAGGTATCGAACGTGCAGACAACTCCCAACATGTTACCATATTCTGTGATGGAAAATGTTCCCATGGTATCTTTTTTCTGCAACGCTCCCACCAGTCGGATATTATCATAGAACCATTCCCGGCTGTGGGCTCATGGATAGAACCGGATTGACTTGTAATATTTGAACAAAGAACTCCTAGAATATTCGGAGTGAAATCCTGCTTTTTCTGTTTGCGTTCAGACAATTCGGTTTCATATATTTCTTGAAACCAATCGTGAGACATATCTCCGTTATTCTTTCGAATAAGCTCCTTGTAAACTTCGTTTCTAGCATCAATATCCCCATCCAACAGATTCATTACAGCACTAGGAAGATCCTTTAGATCTTCGATACCAAACAGATTAAACAACTCTTCTTTCTTCATATCCTAATTTTCTTATTATTTCGACAGTTTTTCTTTTTGCCTTACGAGCGTCAAAAGCCATTCCTTTAGCTGTGCTATACAAATAATTGTAAGGTTCAAATACAATAGTACCTTGCTTTATATAACCGACTACACGTTCTACGGCTGCATAACATAGTTCATCTACTTCCGAATAAGGTACGACCCCGTTCTTTACCAGTCTTTTTTTTAGCAAAGGCAGATGACTATACATTTCATTAAGAATCAGGGTATAATCATTTGCCTCTATTGCATCTATAACCTTACCAAGATATTTCTTAGCTCTAGTATATACTTCAATAGCGGGAATAGTTCTTTTAATGGCATATACTTCTTGAATTTTCTGGGACATATATTCACTTTTTTCGTAAACAACAATTCGACCATTCTCATTTGTCATTATAACATCCTTTACCGCATCAGTGGAAGGCTCTATATTCCTGTCTACGAAAAAAAGAAGTTTTGGAAGGCTTAAACAAATATACTTAGCATTGCGGCTAATTGTCACAGCTCCTCCACGAGTACTCAACACCCTGCCACTCTTTATTACTCTTACTTGGAGAGTGGAGATATTCATCTCATATCTGGGGTAACCGGGAATCATTTTCCATTCAGTTTCACTCATTTCTTCTTGTTTATATTTGATTATTTTTTTTCTAAAACCCATATCCACACTTATCTCCTGTAGAGGTAAAGGCGTAATGGTATTCACTGTATTTGCTCATGTCTTTATTTGTTTTTCGCAAATCCTTGATAATTCTTCAAGAACTTGCAAGGTTTTACTCTAATTGATTCGTATATACTTACCTGCGATATCGCAAGTTCTTAATATATCGGCATTATCTTCACCGAAAGCGATTAGGATACTTCCACAACCAGGCGAATCCCCACGAGTCCCATCCGGTCGAAAGAAACGAATCCGGTTCCGTAGAAATTTCATAGCTGTTGCTTTTTCAAAGATGACATCTTGGAACATCTTACTATCGCACCGGTTGAATAGTAAAGCGATGCCGTTACCGTGTTCTGCCAGACGTTTAACGAACTGTT